TCTGGTGGTGGAGGTGTAGGAATTGCAAATAGTAGTGCTAATCCTAGACCAGGTCCTCAATGTGGAGTAGCTAATACTGGTGGTGGAGCCGGTGGTGCTTGGTTTGGAATTAGTGGATCTGGAGGTTCAGGCATAGTAATAATAAGGTATAGGAAATCGTAATGAGTGAAATAAAAGTAAATAAAATTAGTCCAAGAGCAGCTTGTGGTACAGTCCAGTTAGGAGATAGTGGAGACACTATTACAATTCCTGCTGGTGCAACAATCACGAATAATGGAACGCAGACAGGTTTCGGTAGAACAGGAACTGTTGATTGGCAGACATCTATTCAAACATCTGCAAGTTTTACCGCAGTAAATGGTCAAGGATTTTTTATAGATACATCTAGTAATGCAATTACAGCGAACTTACCAGCAGGCACTGCTGGGTCAATAGTTGCTTTTGCTGATTATGCAAGAAACTTTGCAACAAATGCTTTAACAATAACACCAAATGGATCTCAAAAAATTGGAGGAACGGCAGGTAATGCAACTGCAAACGTTAATGGTCAAGCATTAACATTTGTGTATGCGGATGACACAAAAGGTTGGGTTAATGTTCAAAATGCAGAAGATACAGAAACAGGTATAGTCCCAAGTTTTTATGCAGCAACAGGAGGGACTGTTACTACAGTTTGTACAAATTTTAAAGTCCACACATTTACAAGTCCAGGAACTTTTTGTGTTTCATCTGTAGGAAACGATGCAGGTGGTGGTGGTAAAGTTGCATATATGGTAATTGCAGGAGCTGGAGGTGGCGGTGGTGCAGGTGGTGGTGGAGGAGCAGGTGGTTATAGAGAAGGTAAATGTTCTGTTCATGGTTATACAGCCAGTCCAGTAGCAACAACAGGTTTAGAAATAACATCAACTGGTGCTATTCCAATTACAGTAGGTGCAGGTGGAGCAGGATCAGGGAGTAATTGCACTGGCTCAAAAGGAACTAATTCAACTTTTAGTACAATAATAAGTGCAGGTGGAGGTGCTGGTAGAGGTCATAATGTAACCCCTAATCCATCAGATACTTCTGGAGGTTCGGGAGGTGGAGGTGGTTCATCAAGTACTGTAGGAGTTTTAACTGGAGGAAGTGGAAATACACCACCAGTAAATCCATCTCAAGGAAATGATGGAGCAACTGGACAACACCCTTTTAGTCCAGGACCTGCAGCTGGAGGTGGAGGTGGTGCAGGAGCTGCACATTCTCCTTCAGTTTCTATGAATGGTGGAACAGGAGCAACAACTTCAATCAATGCAACTCCAACAACAAGAGCTGGTGGAGGTGGTGCTGGTCCAAGTGGTTCAGCAGGACCTGGAGGAGCAGGAAGTGGAGGAACGCCAGCAGGTGGTCCAAGTGGAACAGCACCAGCAGGAACTGCAAACACAGGAAGTGGTGGTGGAGGTGGCGCACCTTTTTCTGGAAGTACAGTTGGTGGCGCCGGAGGATCTGGTATAGTAATAATAAGGTATAAATTTCAATAGTTGAATGGTAATCAAAATTAATATATAAGGAGAAACATTATGGCACATTTTGCAAAAATAGGAGCTAACAGTAAAGTTATTCAAGTGTTAACTATGGATAATGATAAAATGTTAAACGCCGATGGTATTGAAGATGAAACAGTAGGTCAACAGTGGTTAGAGCAACATAATAATATTTTTTGGACTACAAAACCTTACGCATCTTGGGTAAAAGATATTGCAACTGCATCCTGGAAATCACCGATTGGTGATGCTCCGGCATTAACTGCCGAACAACAATCACAAAATGAAGCTGGCACTCATGGATGGGGCTACGATTGGAATGAGTCTAATCAATCTTGGGACTTGACAGACAGAAACGCGTAAATTAAAAAGGTATGTGGTATGCAAAAGAAAGTATTATCTGAAATAGCGTTATATTATGGTTATGTTGCAATGCCTAAAGATTGGGACATTGACCGAGATAAATTATCAGGCGATATTTTACAATCAGTAATTCAAAACAAAAAATTTCCATTCTCAAGAACTTGGGATATGTTGAATACGTATATACGAGATCATATACAATTAGAATATGGTTTTACTTTGGTTAACAAAGAAACGTGGGGTAACATGTATAAACCTCAAGAAACTACAGTTCCATTATTAAATATAGATCCTATTGATTTACAAAACTCTCCTGACTATACATTACTTTATGGTGTTAATGTAAAAAATTGTATGGTTAGAATACATTACGAAGATAACAGACGTAAAGGTAGATCTTGGGATATGCCATTAGAAAACAATAAATTTATAATGTTTCCATCTACTAATATGTATTACTTAACTAACAATCAAAAAGATAGTTTAAATTTTGTACAAACAATAACTTATGAATATATCTAATTATTATTGGTATTTTAGTGGTGTGTTGACACCTCGATTCTGTGATGAAGTTATTAAATATGCTAACTCACAAAAAGAAGTTATGGCTAGAACGGGTGGGTATGGAAATGGAAAATTAAAAAAAGATGAAGTTAAAAACATGCAACGTAAAAGAAAATCTGATTTAGTATGGCTCAATGATAGTTGGATATATAAAGAATTACATCCATACGTTCGCGAAGCTAACAGAAATGCTGGTTGGAATTTTGATTGGGATTTTTCTGAGTCTTGTCAATTTACAAAATATAAATTAAATCAATATTATGATTGGCATTGTGATAGTTGGGATAAGCCTTATGATAAACCAAACAATCCTAGTGAACATGGTAAGATTAGAAAATTATCTATGACTTGTCAATTAACAGATGGATCAGAATATAAAGGTGGTGAATTAGAATTTGATTTTAGAAACTA